GCCATACAGGTCACTTCTTGGCTGAGGCGTCGGTTTTTCTCTTTCGAGAGAGCCGACTTAGTGAAGGTGATTTTACAACCTTCACCGGCTGGATTGGGGATGTTCCTCGCGAAACATTCCCGTTCTTCGACATCTCCGTACAACCCCTCAATAAGGAGTTGCAGAGGAGTGCGAAGCTCCTGGACAAAAGTCTCACCGCAGTAGGCATCAGCCTCTGCAGCAGGCCCACGAAGAGCTCTCCAAAGATACGGTTCATGGCGTTTCTCCTCACGTTCATCAGGCGTAAGCCGTAGGAACGAGAATCGATAAACACCATGACCAATATGCTTAGGATGAGCACACTTCGCACGTTTCAGGAAATCCCAAAACGCGAGAGACGGACATTTGATTCCCGAATCATCAGGATGATGCATCGGCACGAGTTTACAACGACCCGTGACGAATGCAATTTCTGATGTAAGGTAGTCTAGTGTCGAACCAACCTCATACTCCGACCAACGCGCCAACAAACAGTTGACGTATTTGTAGAGTATGGCCTCGTAGGTACGTTTACCTACCTTTGCCTGACCGTTTTGTGGTTGAAACGGTCGTACGTCCACCCCGTGGTAGTAATCTCCACCACAGGACTCCCTGAATTTGCCTTCATAGTAGGTTTTGTCAATATTTACTATGAAGCCAAGCTGCTCGAAGTGAAACGCTACTAAGTTATACATGGCAGATGGGAAAATTAAATCATCGCCATATACACTGATGTAGCTGCGATCCGCACGTCCAAAATAAAGCGTACGGATAGCCACTAAGAGAGCCAGGAAGATCAACGTTTGAAGCGGAAATGTATACCCGATGCCCATAGTACAGTGTGTTAAGGACCGCACACGGGATCCATCAGGTAAACGGACGAACCCAATTCTAGACTGGCGAAAGATTTCATACCAGTCAGCAGGGAACAACCGCTGAACCAGAACATCGGAAATTGAATCCGATGCACTGCTAAGGTCGGCAGTCGCATTAATACCACTAATGGATGCTAACCGAGCTAACGACCGATGCTCCACTTGGAGCTTCGAAATGTCGTAGCCTTTCCGCTTCAGCCTTTTGCGGATCATCCGACCTAGACCATCGCTCATGTATGAGCCAATAGTTGTATTCGGCATGATTGATCGCAATGACTTAAACGTCTTTGGGACTAATGCCAGTTTCAGGGAACTGACCTCTCGGAATAACGGTCCGGAATAACTCCGTTCCGCCATCTGTTTACCGAAGTACGTTTGTACAGCGGTATCGTCTTCGATTTCTCGAAGAAACCAAGAGATTTGTTCATAAGAGCCGGAAATCGGCAATTCCCACCGAGCAGCCTCACAGGCCTGCCTAGCGGGTACACCGACCGACGCCCGTCTTCCAAACCTGCAGAGGGAACGATGTTCTTCATCGTCGTACTTGCCTAAAACTTTGGCAATGTAATTAGCGGCTAGATCAAGTACCAAGCTTGTAGATGCATCATGCTTGGTAATGTCTAGTTTCGCTAACCGACTTTGAGTTTGATTGAAGCCATTAATGGCCTTCCTCTCTAGCTCAGCATCGCTATACAGGTCTTTTTCGAACCTGTACCTCTTGAAAAGTGAAGCGATTTGATACGTAGCTTTAAATTCGGCTACGTTCATTTCGTCATTCACTGCAGGACTTAACCCTCTAACCCTAGTTATGTCTCCTTGTTGAATTGCGACTCGGAGATCACTGCAAAACTGGGGCTCGTTTAGATTAACTTGGAAGTCCCTGATAAGGGATAACGCAACATTTCGCATCATCCGGTCGACGGGGTACTTCACCCCTGGGTTTTTGCACCCTTTCATCTTAACCTCCTATAGTCTTGTTAGAGGTGAGAGGGATCCTACTGGCGTACGCCCACACATGATTTATAGCCTAAAAAGGCTTTCACAAGTGTGTTGCGAGGACGCGAAATGCCCTACCTCGGTTTTCTAAGGATCACCCTTAGGCCGAACAAAACAACGGTAGGTGCATTACAATTCATCCTAACAAAGTAGGACCCCAAAGATGACACCTTTCTACAGGGTGCCATTCGCCCAGAATCCAGCTGCATCCGAATCAATAATCATCTGCGCGCCGAGGGAATTCATCTCCAAGGCGTCTGCTGCAGATGACGACGGATGCATTTCACGTTCAACCCGGAATACCTCAAATACAACTGAGCCATCCGTTAGGACTTTGGGCCGTGTCAAAGACATCGACTTTTTATCCTTGGTGTAAACGCCGGTCTTCACGTTGATCGATGCGGGCTTTACTTTAGCCGTAACCGATCGTCTTGTCTGATAGTCCGCATCACTGGGGACAATCAGGTGAATACCGCCCTGGATCGCAACGCTATCTTTAGCGAATGCGAGAGCTGTGCCGCCGGACGCTGCTACTGATGCGCTGGCGAGTAAGGACATTGTTTCCAGTCCCATGGGAAAACCTCCACTTATCAATGTCGAAACCCTTGTAAAGCCGTCAAAATCTTTCCGGCTGACAAAGATAACGCATCGATGGAATGTAGTACGGACATAGGTTTTCCAGTCCATACAGGTGTTGCCGACATCGGCGGGTTAATAGTGCGGCGAACTACCGTATTTCTAACGGTACCTGCGCCCCAACTACCTGTTAATGCTACGACCGGTGGAACATTCTGAGTGTCTGTTATGATACCGCCCGAATAATTATCGGTGCGTCTATCAACAGTAGTCACCCAAGAAGCCTCGACATTAACATCGGGGTTCGGCGTTACCGCCGATAACCATGGTCCAACATTGACAAACCAGTCGATGACAAACGAATAGGGTATGATCTCCCAAAGAGTTGCAGGAAGGTCCCTGGCACGAGTGCCAAAGATCCGACTCAACTCTTCAGAAGTTGTACGGTTTTTAACACCGTAAATCACCCCCGCGGATGCCATAACCTCATGTTCAAGGTTATGACTGCCAGTTACCCGGAAAGTAGATCCTTCCGAGAGTGGCTGGTTCACGAAAGGTCGCGTATTGTTATACGTTAACCTTTCACCAGCGCGGGCTACAAGGCGCCGCTTGTTGACGTGCTCCCTTTTCTTGGAGGCTTCGTCCATTAGACCTTCACAGTCTAAAATAAGCGGTTTCCATCCATACCGGTACTCAAGCCACGCACCTGCGTTAGCTTTTGTAGCCGATACGGCGGTTTTTCCAAGGTGGCGATTTCTTGCTTTAGTCATACGACTAAGCAAATCAAAGGCACCCTTGAAAGGACGTCGCAGCATACCAACGGTTGCACCCAAATCTTTAAGGGTCTCACCGCTCACCATCACCGCAGAATCTACTTTAGCAAAAGCTTTCGCCAAAGCAACATTCGTCATTGTCCCCAAATCAGTGGACAGCGGTGATACGTTGAGGTGTGTGATAGCTGCTTCCACACTGGACGTGATATCTCCATGGATGAGGTTGTAGGAGCCCGCAGCGCCCACCAAAAGACTGGTGCCGCCAAACGGACCCTCCTTCAACTCACCCGGAGCATACTCACGATACCACCGAACTAGCTCCATGTTACCTAACACCAATACACCTAACCGGCTAGAAGTCTTCCAGTTAGGATGCAAGGTATCTGTCATGGTGCTTCTCGTTCCCCAGCAACTAACCGGGGTAGAGAAATAATGTGTCCCAGTCCATGGTGTAGGACCGGGCCTGTACATGTCCGTCAACCAATACGACGGAGTTGTACCATCAATAGTTCGAGTGCGGGACATATGTCCTCCTTGCAGAAGATTCACACCTTGGAAGGTGTGTCTTATGACATAGCCCCTTTGCGCGCATCGGCGTTCATCGCCGAAGCATCAAACCTTCGCATTCTCTTGCAAAGCAAGAGTAATGAGAAGGGATGAAGCTCGCAAAGG